ACACGACGCTCTTCCGATCTGGGATAACCAAAATAGATGTCCGTTTGGAGGATGAGAACGTGTGGCTTACGCAGCAACAAATGGCAGACCTGTATCAGACCTCGCGAACGAACATCGTAGAGCATATAAAACATATCTACGAAGAGCAAGAGTTAGACGAAATTTCAACCTGTCGGAATTTCCGACAGGTTCGCACGGAAGGCAACCGGCAGGTCGAACGTGAAATCCCGTTCTATAATCTCGATATGATTATATCATTGGGTTACAGGAGAAAATATAACAATAGAATCAGGTACCGGATTAGACGGGAATGTTGGTCCGGTTGAAAACCAGTAGAAATTTCTATCAAAAATAATCTAACAAATTGATTTTCAACCATAGAAATAAGGACACAAATTAGTACTTAAAATCCTGTGGCCATTGCGGCCGTGCGGGTTCAATTCCCGCCTCGAGTACAATTTGAAAATCAAGGTGTTAGATTAGATTCTAACACCTTTTTTGTTGTTCTTACTCTACCTGATTAGGTAACAAAAAGCACACTTTTGTGCCCAAAAGAGGGGTATTCCAGTAGAAATCCAGTAGAAATTTTTCAAGGTTTTTGAAACAATTCATAAAAAATGACGTTCAAAATTAGGTCTAAAGGCTATTTTTAGCCCATTTAATAGTTAAAAAATCATAAATATCATGGAATTAAGTGTAGTGCTAAGAGACGTTTCAGGGAAAACAGGGAAAGGGAATATTAAAATTAAGATTAAGAAAAAAGGAGAAGATCCCACCTTTATTCCAACTACCTATTATATCGAACCCGCTTTTTTTGACCCTGATAATGGGATAATAAAGAAGGAATTCCAAGAAGCAGCAAAATGGAATTCAGATCTATTTGCTCAAAAAAGCAGATACGAGACTTATTATAAAGAACTCGGTGATTCGGTAAAAAATGCATCCGTTAAAACCTTAAAGCAGTTATTTGTCACCTACGACAATATCAATTCTAAATCCCAAGAACCTCTAAAATCTGTATCTGATTTCATTGGGGTTATCTCAAAGCAAATAGAAGACCTTAAAAATGAAGAAGCACCCGAAGAATTAAAAAGAAGCGGATATGCTTCTACCTTTGAAGGAACAAAAAACCTTATGATTGAATTTTTCAAATCCGAAATTATTCATTTCCAAAGTATAGACAGGAACGCTCTTATCCAGTTAAAGGCGTATTTCTTAAAGTACAAAGGCAAGGAAGTAACCTTTAATAAGCATCTACGGAATATAAAGAGAATCTTTAATATTGCAATTGGAGACGGTTTGATAAGTGCCGACTTATACCCTTTCCGAAATTTCAAAATACCTTCGGATTACGACACGGAAATAAGGTGTATTGAAGCAGGTGTATTGAAACAGATTTACGATACAACGGGAATAGGGAGAGATTTTCTATTCTTGTCGTTCTTTCTGTGCGGTATGAACATGAAAGATATATTTTATATGCCATATTTTGAGAGGGGAATAGATGTAAAAAGACTAAAGACATTCAGAAAAGCCGGTAATAAAGTAAAGCTAAAACTTACACTTCAACCGGAAATAATAGAGATTATTAATCGATATGCGGATTCATCAAAAACAAGATTGATAAAAACGTTATATACGGACCGTGCAACGCTTTTACGCATAGTAAACGAAAGCATCAGAGAATCAATAGACAAAATAAATAACAAGCGCGATTCGAAGGATAAAATACAATACTTTACCTTTGCCTATGCCCGCCATTCGTGGGCCACAATTGCAGGTAAACTTAGAATACCAGACGAAACAATAGACAAAGCACAAATGCGGTCGTCGCAAAAAGTTATTGAGAAATACCGTGAATATGACTACACACAAGTAGACGAAGCAAATAGAAAAGTAATAGACTATGTATTATATAAAAAGACCGGGGAATAGTCCCGGTCCTTTAAACTCTGTATTCATAACTTTATTTTTTTATGTCCTCAAAAACTTACGTCTATCCCTCAAAAACTTACGTCTATCCCTCAAAAACTTACGTCTATCCCTCAAAAACTTATATTCTTTTAATGGGACTAGGTAGAATTGAAACACAACGATACCGTTTGGTTGTCGCAAGCGCAGATTGCTTTTAAATTCATCATTTTTTTAGGTTTTTAAATTCATTATAAACTTGATTCAGATCAAACTGTTTAAGACAGTTTGCATCCTGTCCCTCATATTCACCGTAAACTCCAAATACAACCCCTTTATAGAGCATAAAGGTGACATTGAAGTTATTTTCGCCATTACTTTCGAAATTTTCCACTTCGGTAGCTTCTGCCATTTTTAGTAGGTCTTCATCCTTATCCTGGACAAACGCCCGTTTGTCAATGCCTAAGTCCTGATACATGTTCCCTGGGAACATGGTGTAGTTTTCCAAAATTTCAGCAACCTTATTACTAATTTCTATTTTTTCGTTGTTTACGAAAACTGCCTTACCTGTTTTGTAGTTATAAATTTTCATAGCCTTATTTTTATTTAAATCATGTGTTATTATTTCGATACAAATATAACATATATATTAATATCATACAAGAAAAAACAAAAATATTTTTCACTTATATGCTGAAAAATATGAAATTCTTTCCATATATACATTATTTATCTATCTTTGTCGATAATATTAAATATAACATATATGCTAAGAGTAAAAGAGATTGCAAAGGAGAAAGGAATAACCATGCAGGTGTTAGCCAAACGGATGGGAATAACACAGCCTGGTTTATCTATGCTGCTAAACCGGAATCTTACATTACAAAAGTTATGCGAAATAGCTAAGGCTTTAGATGTCCCGGTTTCTGAGTTATTTAAAGAGAAAGAAAGTAGTAGTGTCCGTATTACCTGTCCGCACTGCGGGAAATCTGTAACTTTAAAAGTAGAATAGCTGGGCTTAACCTCGCTATTCTACTTCGTCCCCCTCTTTTGTAAAGGTCTCCATTTGCTCCAGCTTTTCCCGGATGGCGATGTTTACGAATCTATTTTTATTACCTACATCCTTAAGTTTTTGCAATATATTTTCTTCTATGCGAAAACTTATCGGTAGCATCGTCTTCCCTTTCTTTCTCCCTGCCCCTGGTCTGGCTCCGCCACGTTGCTTCTTTTCTTCCATTACTTCTTTTTTTTACAATTTGTCGTAAGCATCGTTTGCTATAAAAACAGCGTCTTCAATACTTCCACCATTTTCGATAGTATCTTCGACTATTCTATCAACAAACTCGACGAAAGTTGCATAACCTTTGCCGACAGTCTTTTCTTCGTATTCTTCTTTCGTAAAATCGATGCCATCGATTACATCGTATTTAATACTTTTAGCCTCTCTATATTAGAATTCTTCTTCAAAACAGAAATTATTAAAAAAGTCTTTTTTAAAAGAATCGGTAGGTTCATCCGGCTTTTCGTCGCTTTCCCAAAATTCCTTTGTTACATCGTCGCTCCACGTTTCCCACGCTTCGTACAACATATCTGTGTATTTGTCGAAGATTTTGCATTGTTCTATATTCATACCAAAATTGTTTTCTCTTCTACAGATGTCCTTAATTTGTTCTAAAGTTTTCATATTTTTAAATTTTAAATTATTATTTATTCATTTTCTTCGATACAAAGATAAGACATTGCTTTGAATTATGCAATACTTTTTTCAAAATGTTTTCCATGAAATGCGTTATTTGGATTTATTATAAATAATCGCTATTTTTGTTTTGTTGTTATGTAGCAACACACATTAATTTGAACGGCGGGCATGAAAGCAAAAGTTTGTCATGATAAGATTGATATTTCGTTAGTCCTTCCCAACGAGGGGCAGATTAATGGTGTACCTCAAAATCCACGCCTCATAAACAAGGAGAAATTCATAAAGCTGTGCAAATCCATTCAGTCACTCCCCGAACTGACAGAAGCTCGTGAAATCATTGTATATCCTCTTGATGGGAAATACATTGCTTTAGGTGGCAATATGCGCCTGAACGCTTACGTTGAATTAGGATGGAAGAAAGTGCCTGTATGTATCTTACCGGAGAATATGCCAAAGGAGAAACTCCGCGCAATAGTCATACAGGATAATAACTCATTCGGTGAAACAGATTGGAACATTATCGCCAACGAATGGGATAGCGAAGAGTTGGACGATTGGGGCTTTGATGTATGGCAAGAGCCAGAGAAGAAAAGCAAGGAACCAAAAGGAAAACAAGAAGAGGAAGAGGAAGAGAATGCCGACTACTACGCAATGATGTTGGGTGACCGTATTTATGACAGCAACAATGAATTTGAGATACCGACATTAAAGCTTGGCGGGCAACCTACAAGCGGACTTCTATTGCCTTTTGCCGGATGGGGAAGCGACACCAGAGCAAAGAAAGGCATATCCACCTATCATTTTTATGTAGAAGATTATCGGTTTGAGGCTATATGGAAGAATCCGAACGAAGTATTAAATAGCGGATGCACAGATTTGGTGGAGCCTAACCTATCATTATTTGATACTACCCCTATCGCATATGGGTTGCATCAAATCTATAAAAAACGGTGGATTGCCCGCTATTGGCAAGAATGCGGAGCCAATATTTATGTCGACCTGAACGTATCGAGGAAATTTCAGAAGTACAACCGTCTCGGCATCCCTAACGGATATAACGCATTCTTCACACGAGGATATGCCGACAGACAAGAATATTTGAAAGAAGAAATCCAAATCACCCGTGAAATATCAGGGAAAGATAATCCTAACATGATGGTTTACGGCGGAGGAGAAAAGATAAAGGAGCTTTGCATACAGAATAATGTGCTGTATGTGGAGCAGTTTATGGCTAACAGAGTAAATAAAGGAGGTGAAAATGGCTAAAACAAGCGGAGAAGTTAGAAGTAGTAGTTCATCAAGTAGCAGAGGGAAAACAATAAAACAAAGGGAAGGATTTAAAACATATAATACAAAAGATGGAATTATTGAGGTCCCAGAACTTCATATAGACATTCATGGTAAACCTGTTGGTACTATAGAATGGAAATTATGGGAAAAAAACGACAAAAAAAGACTGTACGGAAAGGTATATTATCCTCATTCAAAGCCTGTTGATATTGGATACTACGACTTAAAAAATAATATATCTTTTTTAAGTAGTCGTCCCGTTGCTGTTGCAAGGTCAGTAGGAATGGATATTAAGATATATAAAAAAGCAAAGAGATGACAATAAAGAAATAAACTACGGCAAAGATATCTAGAGCCCTCACCGATAGCACAATAACACAATTACTGTCCAACAAGGACATCCCGACCCGTGCTTCTAGATGAATAATTATTGAAAACGGCGAAAAAACGGCGAAAAATGGCAAAATTTGAGAAAGGAAATAAAAAAGGATATAAAACACTTTTTACAAGTGACAATCAGCCTGTAAATCGTGGCAGAAAACCCAAGCTATACACCATCGCCAAAAAGAAATACAACATATCCCACGAGGAATATAAAGATGTTATTGCCTATCTGATGCAATGCACCAAGAAAGAGATAAATAGCATCGCAGAAGATGAAAACACGCCGATTTGGATTGTAAACGTGTGCCGGGCATTGTATAAAGATTCTGGACGTGGCGAGGTCAAAACCTTAAACGACATCACAGAACGCATATTTGGAAAAATTCCAAACACAACAGAGATAACAGGAAAGGACGGGAAAGACTTAATCCCCAAAATCGACATCGAGATTATTGACAAAAGGGAGGATGTAGAACATGAAGATACAAACTACTAAAATATTCTCCATTGTTGATAATGCTATTAATCAGTTTGATATTGTAGACGGACAAAAAAAGCGCAAATATACCACGATATCGGCGCAAGGCTCCAGTCGTTCGAGTAAGACATACAACATCCTTATAAGACTTATCACCTATTTATTACAGAATCCCGGTTTAAGATTATCTATCGTCAGAAAGACACTTCCGGCATTAAAGGCTACCGTATTTGTTGATTTCAAGGAGATAATGCGGAATATGGGAATATATGATGAGAGAGGATGTATGAACAAAACAGACTTCATCTATACATTCCCAAACGGTTCATGGATTGATTTTTTCTCTACGGATGATGAGCAGAAGATAAGAGGACGTAAGCGAGATATACTATTTGTGAATGAAGCTAACGAAATATCATTTATTGAATGGCAGCAGCTTAAAATGAGAACGACAAAGTTTGCCGTTATTGATTATAACCCGTCTTTTTCCGATGATCACTGGCTTTGTGAAATCAATAGAGACCCGCGCACCTATCATTTTATAACTACATACAAGGATAACCCATTTCTTGAGCAAACAATCGTTGACGAAATAGAGAGTTTGAAATATAAAAATGAATCCCTATGGCGGGTTTATGGGCTTGGATTGCAATGTCAGGTCGAAGGGCTTGTTTTCCCTAAATACACGTTAGTTGATTCAATACCGGATTATTGCAAGAAGCGCGGATACGCTAACGACTTCGGATATACTCATGACCCTACAGCTATAGTGGATGTTGGTTTGCTTGACAATAAGCTATACATAGATGAAATATGCTATAAGACGCACATGTTAGCCGGCGACATAATAGAAGAGTTCAAAGGCGTGCCGAAGATGAGAGTTATTTCCGAAAGTGCAGATCCTCGACTGATTCAAGAAATATATAATGCTGGAATAAACATCTACCCTGTTGAGAAGTTCAAAGGTAGTGTGATGGCCGGCATTCAAAAAATGCAAGAATACGAGATATGTATTACTCGCAGAAGTTCGAATGTGATAAAGGAGTTTAATAATTATACCTACTTGCAAGACAAGGCTGGGAAATGGCTAAATGAACCAATTGACAAGTTCAACCATGCCATTGACGCAGTAAGATATTGGGTGCTTGCTGAAATATTAGGACATATTTACGACCGGAAAGTATTTTACGACAAAGATGAGTTTGATATTGATATATTATAACTGAAAATCACTATATTTGCATTGTCTTGTGATGTTACAAGGCACCCAAAACAGAACGGCGAGCCATGAATCTATTATCTACTTTTTTCAATTCGGCATCAAACACTATTCAGAATGCTATAGGGATTAATCGGACTGTTGAAGAATTGATCCGGGATAGGGACATTTCAAAGGTCATTTCTTTGTTACAAAACAGGGACGAAGAGGTAAACGAGGCTATTTTAGAGTACAATCCGGATACGCATAAGATTATGCGTAAACAAGACAAAATTAGAATCGGGAGACCTCCTAAAGTCCTCGCAAAACTATCAGCTCCCTATCAGCAAATCATAAATGAAATAGAACTGACATTCATGTATGGGAACCCTCCGACATGGCAGCAGGATTCAGACGGAGCGGATAGAGCTTTCCAAGTTTATTCCGATGTACTGAAAAACACGCGATGGAACACCACACAGAGGGAGTTTAAGAGATTAGCCGGCGCGGAAACAGAGGCGGCAAAATTGTACTATGTTTACAAAAATGATGCTGGAGAGAAAAAGGTTGGTGTTAAAGTCCTCGCAAAAAGCAAAGGGGATGAATTAAGGCCGCTCTTCGACCAATACGACAACATGCTTTCTTTCGGGCATGGATATTACCTGTTGGAGGGGGTAAAAACGGTTTACCACTTCGATATATACTACCCGACTATTATTTACCGATGCAAAAAAACAAATGGAGCTTGGGAAGTTGTAGCAGAAAAAAACGATATAGGGAAAATCCCTGTTATATATGTCACACAAAACAAGGCTTGGTACGGCATTCAGCCTTTAATAGATAGAATTGAGGCTCTCCGTTCGCGTGTTTCCGATGTAAACGATTATGTTGCCGACCCGATACTAGTTATGTCTGCTGACGTTGCCGAATCTTTAAAGAGCAAAAAAGACACGGCAGGATTGCCGGACACTGAAAAAGCAGGAGGCGGTAAAGTGGTCGGCGTACCGAGCAAAGACAGCAAATTTGACTATCTTTCCGTAGATACGGCTGTCGATTTGAAAAGAGAAGAGATTAAAGACCTCGAAAAGTGTATCTATATGCTATCTATGACGCCGGACTTATCATTTGACGCACTTGTAGCAGCAGGCGCACCGACAGGCAGGGCGTTAAAAAGGGCTATGGCATTAGGCTACATGAAGAGGGCGAAGAATATGGAGATATACTACATTGCACATGAGCGAGAAGCAAGCATTATAAAGGCGATTATCGGGAATGTGCTTGACGTATCTTTAAAGTCAGTAGTTGAAAATCTTTCGGTTTCATGCCAGCTTGCCGAACCATTCCAGGACGACGTAAGCGAAAAGATAGCAGACATTATTAATCTTTACAGCTCCGAGCTGATAAGCCGGAAAACCGCACTTACGTTGATTGACTATATCAACGACCCGAGCGTCGAGCTTGACAAGATCCTGACAGAATTAAAGGAAAGACGCGAGCAACAGATAGAAACACAAGGCTCTTTGTTAGGAGAATTTCAACGGGCCCCAAAAAATGAAGAAGAAGAGGAGTAATTTATACCGGTTTTGGCTTCATATCCTTTCCGTGTTCAGAAATTCGTATCTTGAAGACTATCCAGATGGCAAAACAAAGAGAAGAGAAAGAAGAAAGAAAAGATGAAGACAGACGATTTAACACTCGAGCAGTTATATAACCTGTTGCTCGAATTAGACGCCCAAACGGCATCCCGCTTGAAGCGTTTGTATTCCGAATTTTCAAGCGAGATAGCAAATATTCCGGGTATTAAATCGTATCTATCCGGTAAAAAGTTGAAATCTTTCTCTGATATTAACGGAATAAAAGGCATCGACGGGAAAATAGACAAACTTATCGATGAAATATACTCTATTGTCACATCGGCCCAAGAAACGGCATGGAGAATTGGTGAAAAAGTCACGGAAACGCTTGTATTAAGCAAGATTTCTACAGAATTAGCCGATAATTTGCGGAAATCCGGATTGTTTAAGCACCGGAATAAGGCGATGGATGCCTTTAAATTCAATAAAGATAAATTTGACATATCCACAAGGGTATGGAAAGACGGGATAAAGGCACAAATTGAAGAATCCGTACAACTTGCCGTGTCAAACGGAGAATCGGCGCAAAAACTAAGCAAGGATTTAAGGGAATATCTACAAGAACCGAAAAAACTATTCCGCCGAATAAGGGACAAGGAAACCGGAGAATTGAAGCTAAGCAAAGCGGCGAAGCAATATCACCCCGGGCAAGGCGTATATCGGTCTTCCTACATGAACGCAAGAAGACTTGCAGCAACAGAAATAAACAATTCTTACCGGATGGCTGAATGGGAAAGTTATCAAAACAATCCGGTAATTGTAGGCTTTCAAATCAGATTATCGAACAACCACACGCTAAAGAACCCGAAAACAGGAAAGCCGGAGCCATTTATTGATATATGCGACTATGCACAAGGCAGGTACCCAAAAGATTTCGTATGGTACGGATGGCATCCGCATTGCCGATGTATCATGACGCCGATATTCGCTACACAAGAAGACATTGCCGCTATGACGCAAGCGATATTAGACGGCAAAGAACCGACAACGGTAAAACCAAAGATGATAACCGACATACCAGATAAGTTCATCAAATGGTCACAAACTCATAAAAAACAAATATCGGGATGGAGTGCCCTACCCTACTACGTCACAAATAATCCTAAATATGCGGAAAAGTATTTCATTTATCCAAAGGTGTTCAAAGATTTGTAATTTTTATTTGGATTAAATAAAAATAATGTGTACATTTGCAATACTATCAGGTGTATGATGATGTACACTGCCCATTAAAATAACGGAATTACTAACAGAAAAGGCAAGCGCCTGATAGTTGTATTTATACTATCGGACGTTTGCCTTTTTTTATTCATCACGAATGAAAACAAAAATCTTATCTCAACTGAAAACTAAGTATTCCAACTTAGGGTTTGGCGAAAAAGCTTTTGACGGGGTGGCTGATTACTTATCTAAAACCGTCACAGAAGAATCACAAATCGAGGCAGCAATCGCAGGGGTTGAACCCTTGCTGAAAGCATTTCAGGGCGATGTAGACAAGATAAGGACGGAGAAATCCGAACTACAAAAGCAGTACGACGAACTGAAAGCCAAGCAGGACAAAGGGGGCGATCCTGAAAAGAAAGAAGAACCCAAACCGGACGATATGAAAGCCATGATTGCGGCGGCAGTTGCCGAAGCGGTCAAACCTTTTCAAGAGGAAATCCAATCTTACAAAAAAGACAAGGCAGATACCGACCGGAACACTTTTATCTCTTCCGAAGCCAAAAGGCTGGGTATCGACGAATCAGACTTGAAGTATCTCAACGTGCCGGCAGAACTTGATAACGCTGGGATTACGTCACATCTAACCGCCTATAAACAGCACATGGTAGACAAAGGCATTCCAGAAAGAGGTGGTTTTCCGCAAAACAAAGGCGAAATCACTCAAGAGCAAGCCAAGGAAATTGCGGATAGTTTATTAATCTAAAATCAGAAGGATATGACAGTAGTAAATTTAGTGAATGAGCCACAAGGAGTCATTACCGGTAACGACAATATCGTTATCGTGAATCACTTTGACGGCATCCGTGGCGGTCGCTCGCTTGACTTGACAGGATACACGGAGAAATTTGTAAAAGCCGGACACATTCTTATTGAAACGTCAGACGGCAAGATTCAGCCTCTGCCTGTCAGCGAGGAAGCATATACCCCACTTGACGATGAATCAGGGTCGAAGTATTGTGGGATTCTCGTAGCAACCATCCCGGCAAGCAAACCGTTTGCCGCTATCATGACGCGAGGCACCATCAATCCAAAAGCAGCACCATACACCATGAGTGCCGAGCTTATCGCCGCATTGAAGACCGCATTACCGTTAATCGATTATCAGGAGGACTAAGACATGGAAAAATCACTTTACTTTGATTTGATTCAGAAAAACTTCCCGAAGCTGATTTTGGCTATTGTGGAAAAACTGAACGACAAGAATCAGACGCAGCTGTCTTATATGTTCAAGCAGTTGCTTAAAACGGATTATTCCGTAGATGGCCGTTGGGCATCCCTTACGGGACAATATACGCGGGTTGCCGCCGATGTGGTTGCAATGGATTCACCGCTTCCGTTGAAAAAGCGTGATTCGTTGGAGAAAGCAAGCGGAGAACTTCCAAAGATGGGCATGGAATTGTTCCTTAACGAAAAGCAGATGACGGACATTGATACGTTACTCGCACAGGGATTTGATGAAAAAACCATCATCGCCAAAATCTTCGAGGACACTCCGCGCGTGATTGCCGGTATCTGGGAGCGTATCGAATTGATGTTCTTGCAAGGCCTGTCTACCGGTGTGGCATTGGCAGATACAGACAATGTAGGCACCGGTGTACGTGTGGATTACGGATACCTTACCGCAAATAAATTCGGCGTCAAGGTCGTTTGGGAAGGAAACACATCAACTTCAAAGCCGATTGATGATATCCGGAAAGTTCTTAAAAAAGCTGAACAAGACGGCAATGTTATCATCGGAGCTTATGCTGACCAAGCATGGTTTGACAACTTCAACGCATCCGACCAGGTACGCCAGCAGTTCGCATTTTTGCAGGGTTTCGTCGGTACCAATATCCCTGTACTTGACAACACCCAGGCAAACAGGGTAATGTCAAGTAAGTTTAATTTCACTGTTACTAAAGTTGACAGGACTATCAAGACGGAGAAAAACGGGACACAGACAAACAATACACCATGGAAGAAAGGGATGATTGTATTTGTTTGTGATCGTCAGTTAGGCTCCTTGGTGTGGTCGCGTCTCGCAGAAATGAATCACCCTGTACAGGGAGTAAACTATCAGACGGTAGACCAGTATTTGCTCGTTTCCAAATACCGGGAAAATCGTCCTTCTCTCCGCGAATACACCACTTCACAGGCTCGTGTCGTTCCTGTAATCGCGAACGTTGATAGAATTTATACTATGGACACCACAACCGTACAGGCATGAAAGTAAAGATTTTATCGGATTTCAGAGACAAATATGACTATTCCCGGTTATATAAAGCCGGGGATGTCATTACGCTCAATGAAGAGCGTGGGAATGAACTTATTGCACTTGGTTTGGTTGAGCCTTTTAATAAGAAAGAGGATACAACCGAAGAAGAGAAAGAGGATACAACCGGGAAGGGAAGAAAAACCAAGGATGCTTAAAATTGATGTAATATGACCTACAAGGAATACATAACTGCTACATTATCCAAGTTCTATATATCTCCGGAAGAGATTGATGTGATAATGTTGAATCAGAATATTACGCCGGATGAAGATGTAGACCCCAAGATTGCCAAAATGGCGATGTACAAGGAGTTTTCACAAATCATTCCGGTAGCGAATATGAGCGAGGGGGGAGCATCCACATCATGGAACATGGAGAGTGTTTTGTTATGGTATTCCTTGTTAGCGTCTGAACTCGGAGAACCGGACATGACAAAGGAAAATAACACAATTAAGGACTATTCAGCGTATTATTGATGTACAATTATCCGGACAAAATAGAGTTATCAACGTCAAGCTCAGGAGGAGGAACACCTGGTTCGATTGACTATGATGGGAACGGAGACCCGATATTCGGAGGTGGAGACAGTGGAGGAGGAGAAGACGGTGGAGGGTTTGAGTTTTTGTCCGATTGCCGCATTGAGGAGAACAACTCATATTCGCTTAGCGGGACTTATATCTATTCTTTCAACGTCTACCTGCCTAAATCTTTTGATGCTAGAAAGCTGCCTAAAAAAGGGGCAACAATAAGATTGACAAAGAAAGATAAGACCGTGAACGAAGTTGAGGCTACGGTAGTCGATAGCCGATCGACAAAATTTAACTACGTGATAAAGACATGAAAAGCGGATTATCATATAGTAAAAACGAGTTTAATCAAGTTCTTGGCATACTTGATGAATCAATTGGCCGTGTGGAAGAGGCAATAAAATTCACATTGAAAACCGTTGTCGGGGGAAAGGCTGTAGCTCATGCGAAATCATACGGAAATTTCACAGACCGGACAGGTAATTTGCGCAGTTCAATCGGTTATGTGCTGGCAAAAGACGGTGATATTATTGATGTAGGAGGATTTGAATCTATTTCAGGTCCGGAGGGAAACAATGGAGAAGGTATAAGTGAGGGGAAAAAATACGCGGAAGAGCTTGGAAAGTCTTCCGGCTCAGGATACACACTTATCATCGTTGCCGGAATGAATTACGCAGAGTATGTCGAAGCAAAGGGATATAATGTCTTGACTGAAACCGAATCGTATTTAGTAAGCCAGATAAATGACGTTATCGACAGGATATTAAAACAAGCAGGATTCAAGAAATGAAAAAGAGCGAGTTGGAAACGGAAGTATATAATCTTCTGAAAAACTCTAATTTAAGAGTTTTTAAGGAAGATACACGCGACCCTAATTATAGGGGAGAATACATCGAAATCCTTCCGCTTGAATTTGGCGAAGAAAGATTGTTCAATTCTTCTATCGTAAACGTCAATATCCATATCCCCGATGTACAAGGCATAAAGAACTCCAAACGGCTTGATAGTGCTTACAACGAGATAAGGCCGATATTCCGAAGAAATAAAGACGCGACAGGTCAGTATTACACGAATTACAGTGGATTCCAGTTTTCCATTGTGTCAAGCAAGGATTACAAGGAAGACAACGGTACGCATTTCAGAAATTTAAGAGTAAAAGTAACTTATTTAAATCTATAATTATGGCAGATAGAGTTGTATATGGCATTAAAAGCCTAAAGTTTATGCCGGCAGTTACAACCGGAGAAAATGCCGGTTCTTTTCCGGACTTTTCCGAGTCATTAGCATCGTTATACGACATGAAAATGATTGTTCCCGATTCATTCAACATGAATCAGGAAGATCCGGAAAAATTGGATGTTGAATGGGAAGAGGTGGAAGACATTGCTATGAGCATACAGACGCGAAAAGGCACACGCTCATTTACGGTGTCTACGAATGATATGTCGGAAGAGGCATTTAAATATTTCCTTGGGTGGCAAAAGCCGACAGAAGAAAGTGACCCGAACAAAGACTGGGAAGTTGAGCCGGTTTCTTTCATGTTACCTCCGCAGGCTGTGGAATTGGAAACCATGCCAGCCGATAAATATCCCGGTATTATCCGGCAGTGGGCAAAAGTTGAAGTCGTTGTAAAAGAAACCGGTGTTGTGGGAAAATCCGGGTTGTCTAACCTCGAATTGACCTGTACCATCATGGCGAATTTCAATAAAGACAACAAGCAGATTCCGGGTTCGAGAAGAAAACAGGTGGTTTCCGCCTAATTACTAATGAGGGGGAAATAAATCCCCCTCTAATTTTATAGACATGGAAACATTAGAGCAACAAGTAGCAAAAGAAATAAATGAAAAGGACACGGTAATACATATTGGAGGCGAGGAACTGAAAGTAAAACCGCTCACACTCGGTCAGATTATTGATATATCAGCGGAGATAGCAGAGCTAAAAGGCATTTCGGAGGAAGACCAAGGGAAGGACGTGCTGACGGTAATGTTAGACCACCTTGACGATCTCGAAGTGCAATTGAACATCGCCCTTATCGTATTATATAGAAATGAAGAGGACAGGGTAGAGAACAAGAAGTTTATCCGTAACAATCTCGATGAAAAGGCAATAACCGAATTGCAGGAGTTGTATGTGGAACGCCTGAACTCTCCTTTTTTTTTGACCAATATAATTTTCCTTCAAGGTTTGAATCTGACGAAGAAGACAAAAACGACAGTCCTTGGGCAATAATATTCGGCGCCATGAAAGGCCTAGGGTTAAGCTATCATGAAGTGTTGCATGAAATAAGCTGGCTAAACATCCAAATGTTATTAAAGTGCCAACCCTCCTACTCCACCGATAAAGACAAACCGAAACAAGTACACGCAAGTCAAATATTTTAAATTATGGCAGACGGACAAATGAATATACGTGTCAATGTTGATTTGAACGACATGAGGCGCAAGGCGGAAGAATACCGGAAAGAAGTAACAAAGATGGGTGTGATAACCGATGAATCCGGAAATGTTATCAGCACGGCATGGATGCGAATGAAACAAGCTGCTACGGCATATCTTGGAATGGACATAGTAAAAAGAATAGCTATGACACGTGGCGAGTTTCAGCAATTGGAAGTTGCATTTAAAACTCTTTTAGGAGCAGAAGAACCCGCCCTAAACCTTATGAATCAATTAGTCGAAACAGCCGCTACAACACCTTTTGATTTAAAAGGAGTAGCAGACGGTGCAAGGCAGTTGCTTGCATACGGATTTGCTGCTGATGAAATAAACGATACTCTTATAAGATTAGGAAATGTAGCTGCCGGTCTTGGATTGCCGCTTGAACGTTTAACATACCTATATGGAACAACGGCTGTACAAGGTCGATTATATGCAAGAGATATGTTACAATTCCAGTCGTCTGGTATACCTGTCCTTCAAGAGCTTTCTAAGATGTATGGAAAGACTACAAGCGAAATAAATGACATGGTGACGGCCGGAAAAATTGGGTTTGATGACATTAAAAAAGTATTTGAGGGAATGACAAACGAGGGGGGTAAATTCTATGCCTTGATGGAGGGTCAATCAAAAACAATCATAGGTCAAATATCAAATCTTGGTGATGCGATAGATATGATGTTTAACGAAATCGGACAGGCGAATGAAGGTATTATTTCCGATGCAATTTCTGGAGCTTCATATCTTGTTGAAAATTACGAAAAAGTATTAAGTATATTAAAGGTACTTGTTGCTACCTACGGAACATACAAAGCCTCATTGATAGCCGTAGCTGCTGCGCAACGTGTATCCGTTACGATTCAAAATATCTCTGCATGGATTTCCCTTGCTAAAGCGATCCGGACGGCAAAAGATGCCCAGATTGCTTTCAATCTTGCTACAAAGGCAAATCCTTACGTTTTATTGGCTACAGTCCTAATTGGTGTTGGTACAGCCTTATATCAGTTCACAAAGAAAACAGATGCTGCAACTGATGCTCTAAAGAAATTCAATGAAGAAAGTAAAAAAAATGCAGATGATACAGCTACATTTATAACTATTACAAGGGACGAGAACCAATCCATTGCTGCGCGACAACTTGCATTAGATAGTTTAAGAAAAATGTATCCAGGTTATTTTGATAACATGAATTTGGAGGCTTTAAAGGTGATAAATCTGACAGAATTAAATAATCAACTTGCAAAAGCGACCAGAGAACGATCAAAAGCACAATCTGAAGAAAGTATAAAAGAAACAGAAAAAAGTATTAATTCAATTAAGCAGCAAATTGACTTTCTAAATAAAAATGCCGTACAGGGGCGTGGTGAAAGATTAATCAGAGCCAATAAGCAACTTCAAGAATTACAAGACAAGTTGGCCGGACAGCATTCTATATTGAATAAAGTAAATTCTGATATAAAAGCCCAGGAAGACGCCGAACGCCGGGCAAAAGAAGAAGCGGAAGCACATGCAAAATCTGTAGAAAAAACCGTAAAATGGTATGAAGAACAAATAAAAACCCTCAAAGAAGCTCAGGAAACATCAACAACAAATAAACAATTCAATGACTATCAAAAACAGATAGACCAGCTTACAAAAGAAAAAGAAACTATAACCGGAGCTTCTAAAGCTACCCAAAAAGCAGAGGAAGAAAGAATCAAAACAATCAAGCAAATTGATGAAGAACTTCTCTTTCTCCGTAAGCAAAACCAGCAAGCCCAAATCGACCTTATGCAGGAAGGTACAGAAAAAGAACTTGCACAAATCCGGTTAGACTATCAGGAAAAGATTGCTGAAATTAAAAAACTTGCTGACGATTGGGCGGCAAAACAAGGCGGAACACTCACGACTGAGCAAACAGTGCAAATTTCTACGTCTTATTCTACTGTAAAGCGAAAAAGAGAACAAGACGAATCTGATGTGTACAAAAAACAGACCGATGAATTAAACGAACTTTTAAAACAATATCAGTCATACCAGCAACAACGCCTTGATATAGAAAGAAAATATAATAAAGATATTGAAAAGCTACAAGAAGAACTTGCAAAAACAACAGAAGAAAGCGAAAGAAACAGGCTTGAAGAATCCATCCGGGTAGCAAAAGAAAAAAAGAAAACCGAATTATCCGGACTTGACCTTGAACAATTTCAAAAAGAAATCGACTGGTCATCCGTATTCGGTAATCTTGACAAATTATCTACTGATGCTTTAAAAAAACTCCGGGACAAAATAAAGGAATACCTTTCTACGGTAGATGATTCTATTAGTAAAGAAGATTTTAAAACTGTTGTTGATGCCTTTGAAAACCTTGACGCAACTATTACAAACAGAGAGCCTCTTGAAGAATTAGTAAGCGGATATAGAGATTACAGAAAAGCAGTAGAGGAGGTTACAAAGGCCAAAAAAGAGTTGGATAAAGCTGACAATCCAGAAGCAAAAGAAAGAGCTGTAAAAAATCTTTCCGCTGCTGAGAAGAAAAGAGCTGAATCCCTTAGCAAAATGACACAATCCGTCAATGCAATAGGACAACAGGGTCAGCAAGTAATTTCTGCCGGGAATGATCTAGTTAATATGCTTACCAATCTTGCTATTGAAGTTCCCGAAGCTATAGCCGGAACATTAAGTGGATTAGGGCAGGTCATGGACGGATTGGCAGAGATAGATTTGACAAAGCCAATGAGTGTTGTAACGGGTGCAATTCATGCATTGGCAGGCGTTACGAAAATAATTGGTATTATATTCGGCGTAGGATCAGATAATGGAGTAGCACAATATAAGGCGTTAAGAGAACAACTCGAGGCTATAAATGATCTATACAAAAAAATAATTGATAAATCAAAAGAAAAAATTGTATTTGGAGGTGGATTTGCATCGGTAGAGGCAGCGGAAGAAGCTAACGAAGCGCTAGAAAAGCAAATAGAAAATTATAGAAGATTAGCGGAAGTAGGAGGTAAAGCAGGATCAAGTGCAGGATCACATAGTTATGCTTACCGGGCCAACGAAAGGCTTAAGAAATCATGGAATGATATTTCAAAGTCTATAGGACAAAATATTTCCAGTGTACAACAAATGTATGAATTATCCGGGGAACAGTTAGAGATTATACGAAGAGATTTCCCCGAAGCGTGGAGTAAAATACCTTCTGAAATAACTGAAAATTTAGATGCAATCATTGACTGCAACGATGAAGCCAATGAACTTGCTAACACATTGCAAGAAGCACTAACTGGCATATCATTCGATAGTTTTTATAATGGATTTATTGATTCACTTTCGGATATGGATGCTTCCTTTGAAGATATGTGTGATGACTTTGAAGGATATTTGCGAAAATCGATTATAGCCGGTCTAATCGCAAGTCAGTACAAGGGAAGAATAGAAAATCTGTATAAAAGTTGGACAGAAGCAGCAGAAAGCGAAAATAAGATTACTGCAAAAGAGGCAGAAAAATTGAGGGATGATTATCAAGATATAATCCAAGATATGATTAAAGACCGGGATAATTTGGCTAAAACTTTTAATTGGGAAAGTTCTCCGGAAGAATTAAAACGCCAAACCGGCACCATATCCGAAACAATTACGGAGAAAACTGCAAATGAATCAATGGGAATATGGAGAGGTTCCTACGATACATTAAAGGCTATCAGCCAGCAGACAACGATATTTCATGAAACATACAAGTCTACAATGGCCACATGTAACTCCATACTGAATACGATAGCGAGGAATACCGGAGAAACGGCGAATAATACTTCCGTCTTGTCTGATATGCACAACACATTGAAAAACATGGACGGAAGACTACGAACAATTGAAAGTGAATCAAGTAAAAGATACGCAAGATGACGGATTTTTATTTTGAATAATTCTAAATAATAATTATATTTGCATCAGTATGTGATGACACATACCACCCAACACCGGACGGCATGGCAGAATATTATATTAATAATACTCCTATTTCCCAATTCGGGATAATTCCAACAAAATCAAATGGCAATATTGCCATTTCTGGATGCTTCAATCTTCCGAAAAGAAAAGGGACTACTTACTACGATTGGGTTACAGACAACAGCGTGGAGCCTTATGTGGAGAGTGAAGATATGGATTTTGACAGCCGGGATATTTCAATAACAGGAAATATCGTGTCTGATTCTGACTCTTCTCTTCCTTTAATAAATGATTTCATGAACGAGTTGCCGGAGTTATTTACGTTGTCATGCAAATGGGGAAGCTGGAGTGTAAAATGCAAAAGTACGACCATCGAAACCTTTACAAAATCGGCTTGCAAAATAACGATTAAATTCATAGAACCTCTTGTTAATTTATCTGGGACACTCCCCTCTCCCACCGAAAACGGGGAGATTGACGGATACAAATGGACTTCTTTCGGATTATATCTGAAAGAAATATCAAACTATCAGGGAATCGGTGCGCCAAAATCGTTGAGCACAACCCAAAATCCGTCTTATTCACTTTATTCAAAAGGAGGGCAAGAGAAGACGGAGATAACCGTTTCCGGTATGATAATAGCTGAAAATACAGAGCAATTCAAGGAGAGAATCAAATCATTATATGCCCTATTTGGGAAAGCCGGAATAAGAACTATCAATTACAGAGAAAGAGAGATTAAATGTTTTTGCACGAATGGATTTTCTGTACAAAACGTTTTTTCTATCGGGAAAGTATACGCTGATTTCAGTTGCAAATTAATCGTAATATCGAATGAAAGGATATAGCATATATAGAGATAATACCGTTATTTACGAATTTGTCGTTGATGATACCATCTCGAAGTCATTAAGCGGAAATAAATATGTTTCGTTCACTATTTCGTCAAAGAATGATCTTGACTTAAAGATAGGCGACTATGTTTTAGTCGGGAATGAAAAGTACGAGATTTTCGAGCCTATTGATATAGAGGAAAGTAACGGAGTGTTTACCTATCCGCTTACGTTCTATTTTCAAGGATATAAGCTGAACAATTCCATCATAACGGACGAAGGAGCGACAACATTTGCCTACCATGGAGAGGTCAGCGACTTCATGACATTGCTGATTGATTCCTTGAACGAGGACTATCCGGAATTTACCCTTGGAACCATTCAGAACGGAAGTATCCTTGATTTGAGTTTTGATAATAGTAATTGTATGGCCGCACTTCAAACGGTATGCGAGAATGCCAAAATGGAGTGGGATATTACGGGCACTATCATAACCGTAAAGAGCAGAATCGGAGAAGAGACTGACCATGTATTTGAATATGGGAGGAACAAAGGTAGCTATTCAGTAAAACTCGCAAAGGTCGCAAACGCTTCCATTACCACACGAATGATAGGTAAAGGAGGTACATTAAATCTGCCTGCCGATTATGTTTCTCCGGATAGCCCCAAGCGGTTGAATCTGGGCAACGAAGTTCTTGAAAAGAATGTAAACAAATACGGCAAAATTACGGGTGTATATATCAATGAAAACATCTATCCACGCCTGATTAACAAGACGGTGTTAGGTGTAACGATACCGGATAATATTGAAGAAGCCGGAAGCTGGAAGATAAAACTCGATATTCCTTTTAACTTATCTGATTATTATGCAGATAACGAGGTTCCGGTTGTAAAATTTCAGACAGGAGATTTAACCGGGTTGGACTTTGAGATAGTGGAAAACAGCTGGAACAATACCGACAAGACGCTTTCAATTATCGTAAAAGAGGAAGAAGACGGGTATTATCTTCCGAATGCAAACAGACAGCCACGTGTCGGAGACGTGTTTGTCCTCCTTAACATCAATATGCCGCAATCTTACATAGATGAAGCAATACAGGAATTGAGGGAGGCAACACAAAATGAGCTGAACAAAAAGTGTGAACCGCAATACGCCCCGTCTCTATCAGTTCAAAAACACTATATCAGGAAGAAAGGAATATCACTGAATATCGGTGATGGAATTACCGTAAAAATAGGCAGCCGGAATATCACGACAAGAATTATCGGTACTACTGAAACAAGCGATGATATAAGGGTTGAATTGGGCGACCAGATGCTTTATACCTACGACACTAAGGTAAATAATACAATAGAGCAGATACAATTCACCTTAAAGCAGCTTATCAATATAGATGATATAAAAAGGCTCTTCTATAACCTTATCAATGCGTGGTATCCGAAGTGGTTCAATCAAAAGTTACATAAAGACGCGGACGTTGAATTTAATTCTGTGAAAGCGGCTGAATTAGTCCAATCCGACAATTTCTCATCCAAGAATTTCACCTCCGGAGCGTTTGGTAGCGGACACAGAATAAAAGACGGGAATGCTGAGTTTCAGAATCTGACGGTAAGGGGGCAGTTCAGTGTGTTTGAGTTTCTGATACAGCAGGTAAAGGCAATCGGCGGGAAGTTTTGTGTCTCTCCGGCAGCTATAAAGACGGGAAGTGTAGAGGAGACAGAGAATGGGTACAAGTGCTTTTTCAATACTGACAGTGGGACGATAATGAATCCTTTCGTAGTGGGCGACCAAGCTTTTCACCAAGTTTTTGACGGGCAGAAAATGAAAAGGTATTGGCGTCTTGTCACGGAGGTAGGCGCGGATTACTTTGTCTTGTCAAAAACGGATTGTGAGGAGAATAGCGGCATTCCGGAGGCTGATGAAGAAATAGTATTATTAGGAAACCGGACAGACATAAACCGCCAATCCGCGATAATGATTTCGGCGTATGACAACAATTCGCCTTACATTGCTTTCTATGCTGGGATAAACTCCTATTCTTTTGAAGGGAAAGAACCGATGCGGACGGGTAATTTGAATGGCATAGTGGATGAAGATTTCGGGCAGTTGACAGGATTCGGATTGTATTGTCAGAACGTTTACATGAAAGGGGTGTTCAGACTGATGTCCGGCAAAACGGTGGAAGAGTCCATCGGAGACGTGCAGAATAACCTGGACAACCTGCAGGTAGGAGAAACCAATCTCCTTGACAATAGTAACAAGGGATGGAAGAATAGTGATTATCTAACAGCGACAATTTACTTAGGAGATTACAAACCCAAAGAAGGAGAAGAATGTACAATTGTTATTAAAGGGAAATTAGGAACTGATAAAAAATATTTTGGCATATTTAATTCAGGTGGTTCGGCTAGGTTACTTAACATTTTCCCAAATGAGTTTAATTCAGATAATATTGCAATAGAAACATTTAAGTGGACATTAGTAAATGGATCATATATTGCTGCTAATAAATTCATTAATATATATGCATGCGAATCAAGTGTAGTTGCAGAATCTGAAATAGAGTGGGTAAAACTAGTATTAGGCAATAAAACTTCGCTATTGTGGACCCCCTCTATCAACGATCAGAGGCAGATTGCAATAGATGAAGCGGGAAAGGTTGTTGATGGGATACAGATAGGAGGAGTAAATATATTGGAAGGTAGCACTACGGGAATATTATGGGATTTCAGCACGCACAATGGGACAGAATTTTCAAGAACTGGCACATCAACAGCCGAAAATTCATATATATACAGCGATTATATCATATTGAAAGGTGATACCGAAATCGTCCTTTCTTTTTATGCAAAACATGTAGGTGTTTTAAACAGTTTTGATTTATATATACTTCCGGATGATTTTAATACATACGGATTAATAGAAAAAGGATATCAATCCGGCGAGGATTGGGTTTATAACGTACTTAAACTAAAAACTCCTTCCAAGTGGGGTGACGGGAAAAGAGTAAGATTACGTATTGACCACAATGGAAGTCCAGACGGTAGTAGTGCAACAATCTATGTAAAAGATGTACAGATAGAATACGGCAACAAGGCAACAACATACTCCGTTCCTGAATCCGACCGCGAAGTAATAGCCAAACAGCACGCCACAGATATAGCGCAGGCTAAGGCAGACTTGGCAGAAACAAGGGCCAATGCTTACGCAGACGGTATTGTAACAGAGGCGGAGCAGAACGCAATAAACGAGGCGCAGGCGAGATTGGATGCGTTACAAATCGGCTCCGTAAATCTCATTTCAAAAAAAATGATGTTGAAGTGGAATGAGAAGAACAAGGATATTGCAGTTTGGGGGCAAGATGCAGACGGGATTTATTTAGCTGTAAATCAAAAATTATTATACAATTCGATAGCAGAAGGAACTGAGCGAAAAGACATTTTTAACAACGCAATCCAATTCAAAAAAAATACACAGAATGTCCTATCTTTCGAATATAAATCGGGCAAAAAAATTATTTTTCCTATTATCAGTTTCCGCATTTATTATACAGATGGAAGTTTCGCGAATGTAAATTTAAGTGGTTCCAATACCACAAAAACACGTACTGATTACATAACAGATTCTAGCAAAACGGTTGACAGGATATCTTTAAATGATTCCACTTCGAATGAAAACGCATTGATCTACAACATCTCCCTAATCGAAGGCAATAAACCCCTGCAAGGCTTTCCAGTAGCAGAAGAAGATCAGACCGGAGCAAATAATGTGAATCTGGCGGATGGGACGAAGGAATTTACTGTTATAGGTGCGGCAGGAAACTGGGCATATAAGGAATTATATGTATCTAAAATAAAGCCTAACACGGTATATTACGTAAATGCAGGTAATATTCAGAATTTAGCAGGTACTCCTAGTAAATATACTTTTGTACTTTATAATAAAGATATAAGTACTGTGCTATGTCCAACATTAAAAGCAGATAAGAATGGAGGTTTTTTAATCACATACAATAATTTCACTGAACAAGAAGGACGTTTATTGTGTTATGCAGGTATAGATGGCTCCACTCTTGGTAACTCTGTAAAATTCACCGAAGTAATGCTAGTCGAAGGCTTTCTTCCCGCCCCTGTTTGGACTCCTTCTTTCTCCGAGCAGCAAGCAGAAATAAAAACGATAACGGAAACCCTGACCGAAATTAGAGCCGAAAACGGAGAAATCAGCCTGAAGGTCAGTGAAGTTTCCACTAGAGTAGAAACGGCCAAGCAAGAGGCGATCAATACAGCCGCTGCTGATGCAACATCCAAGGCCAATGCTGCGAAGGACGAAGCAAAAAATTACACAGATTCCGTGACAGATTCCATGTGGAAAGGATGGATCGATGCATCCAAACTGGATGAGTCGAAATACTATCCGGTTGTGATGCAAATAAAAAGGGAGAGAAGAGCAAGGATTGAACTTAACGTAGCACTTGATTCAGGTACAAAGCCGAGTTGGTCCACTCATGATTTGGGTTTTACCGTGAGATGTATTTGGGAATCTAGTGCAGACGAGTGGGGTACTGCTTCCATTAATAGAATTATTGAGGATTACCATTATAGATATAGTAACGTCATTCCTGCCGGTGATATCAATCAAATGACTCATAGTTCAAATGAGTATATCTATGTACGTGGAGGTGGCAAATATTATTTTGCCGCGACTAATTTGACATCAGAGCCGAGCCTAAAGACTTCTGCTTTTACAGTATCAAATCAAACAATCGACGTAAGAACTTCCGTAACAGAACCTTCCATTACGAATGTAATGAAGACGGAATTTGATTCTCAGATAACACAATTAAAGAATAGTATTAATCTAAGGGTAACCAAAACGGATTATGACAAGAATAATCAGGACCTGAATCAATCTATAGGAAATCTGCAAACGTCCTATAACTCCATATCCGGTACGGTAAGCAGTCTTAACACGAGATTACAGACGGTTGAGAAGGCTGGATATATTACTACTTCGCAGGGAAATACCCTTTACGCAAGTAAGAAGCTGGAGAACGGGAATGAGCTGATTTCCTATATTAATCAGGATTCAACAACTACAACTATCAAAGCTAAAAATATTAACCTTAACGGCGCCATCACAGCGAACGGTAATGTCCAGATTACGACAGATGGGAAACTTATTGCAGTTAACGGACAGTTTACAGGAAAAATTACAGCGACAGAAGGAGAAATTGCCGGACTGAAATTAAGCAACAATGGATTGAGATCATCTGATTTCAATGCGAGTTCAAAAATAGGCTCTTGTTATGCTAAAAATGGTTTTTCTGTATATGCATCAGGATCCGGCGTACTAACCCCTTCAACTGGTATGTTACAAGCCGGAATAATAACAGCAACAGGAACTCAAGCAAGTATAACCGGATTAGAGATAATAGCCAAAAATACTTCCAGTAGTGCAACAGTATCAGAAATAACAGCATTAAAATTAAGGGCCATAGACTATGTTGATGATAGTATAAAGATGGCTCCAACTGCGGCTTTAATAGTTGAAGAGGGAGTATCGATATTTAGAGATGCTGTTGAAATTACTGGAAAGTCTACATTTAGAAATAAGATCTATCTTAATTTAGCCAGTATACCCAATATTTCAGGGGCTTCGAATTATTACCTATGCATAAATAGATCAACCGGACAATTAAGTTACAGATAAATTATAAAAAACATGGAAATTAACTATTTTATTTCAGCAAAAGCAACGGCAACGGTACAGAATATAAATGTATCGCTGAGTGCAGAGTATCAAAAAGAGCAAGCACCGGAAGTTATCTCCGTAGTAGCAAACGGATACTTGGACGACGGGAAGAAATTCATGAATGCAACCCTTAAATACAATCCTAAGTCCGAGGATTTCAATTCGATTAACGGATCAAATGTTGACTTGGGTATTATTCAGGGGATTGTTCCATTAATTACGGAATTTTATAGAAAGATTACTGAAACATTCACTAACTACTAACAAAATGAAATATAGTTTTGACGTAAAAGATGTATCAGCAATTGATTTGTTAGGTAATAATTATATCCAATTGCTGGAAGAGAATCAAAATAAAGGCATTCATCAACTTGTCGGAAATGCCGTGTATGTGTGCACAAACACAATTGAAATGCATGAAATTGCCAAAAAGATATTCAACGGGGAAGCTGTGGATATGAATGAAAATGAGACAGAATTATTCAAAGCCTCAATAATGGATTCAACCTGGCATGTTTTTATTAAAAACGCTATTATCTCTGCAATCAAAAACAAATAAAAAAGAGGCCGCCCTCGCGACCTCTATAAATATTTCCCAAGCAACCCCAAGTCAATCTTATGTTGCAAATTTACAAAGTTTTTTTTGAGAATACAAAAGAATAATTTAGAAATATAAAACAATATGGACAAAGAGGAATGGAGAAGGTTAATAACCGAAACGCTGAAAGAAACAGGCTTGTACTATGACAATGCAAGAGATCTTATCATGGGGACGTTTGCTCAGGAAAGCAATTTTAAGTACACCCGGCAAATTGGCGGTGGTCCGGCTTTAGGATATGGGCAGATGGAGCCGGCAACCTTCAATGATATTGTGGTTAATTTTCTCCGGCATAAACCGGAACTAATGGGGAAAGTAATGAAAGCATCCGGTGTTGTCACTATGGAGCCTGAGATGCTTGTAGATAACAAAAAGCTGATGATCTGTATGACCCGCATACATTATTTGCGTGTAAAGGAGGCATTACCTTCGAATAAGGATGTTTGGGCGATGGGTGAATACTGGAAACAATATTACAATACGCCATTAGGCAGAGGGACCGTTAAGGAGTTTGTCGAGAACTATAAAAAATATTGTTTATAACAATGTTTCGGGAGGGGATAGAAGTACCACATTTAAATTAAGATTATGAGTGAAAGAAACACAATTTCGGCAATGGTATCAGTATTCATGAGTGGTTTTATGGATTTTATCGAACCTTTAAAATGGTTCATGTTGCTTGCACTGATATTAATTATCGTAGACCTGAGGTTTGGGATAGCGGCATCCAAGAAAAGGGGTGAAAGAATCCGGTTTTCACGGGCTGGGAGAAGGACTATCAACAAAATGGTAGATTACTTATGCTGGATTCTTCTTGCCGGAGCTATAGGGAAGACATTTGGAGAACCTTTTGACATTCCGCTGCTTCCTTCTATTGTCCTGTTGGTCATATACGGGTTTGAGATAAATTCCTGTTATGGGAATTACTTTGAAGCTCACGGTCGGCATGTAAAGGTCGATATTTTTAAATTTTTCAGGCGGAAGTCTGATATTATTGACATAGAAGAAAAAACAGAAAAATGAGGATAATAATTATACTGATAGCCCTTTCTATATTCTCCTGCCGGAGTATTCAGTACGTGCCGGTAGAGACAACTGAAATAGAAAATGATTCTATCCATGCAAGAGACTCCGTCGTAACCCAAATAAAAACAGACAAAAAAGATTCTTCTAACATATCAGAAAAAACGGAAAAAAGCGATTCTACAATTATGCGGGATTCTTCCGTAATAGTTGTTAACGAACAAGGGAATGTGATAAAAGAAGAACGTTTTCACACAAAAGAAATATATCGAAGCAAGGAGTATGAACGTAAAGAATCAGAATATCGCGAACTAAAGACTAAATATGAAGAGTTACAATTAAGATATGAGGCTCTTTTTGCTGAAAAACAAAATACAAAAGAAGTCCCCTACCCGGTTGAAGTTGTAAAAAACAAAGTACCCGGCATTATGTGGTGGCTTATCATTTTACTGGCAGCATTCAGTATACCGTCAGTATTAAAGATTATCCGGTTTATCCGGGGCAAAATATAAAAAGAAGCCCCACTTCAAAAATATAGCGTACCACCACTACATCCTGTCTGTAAGACTTCTTTCGGGGAGTTTTACGGACAGGATTTTTATTGGTTGCACTTTTTTGAGAAAAAATTTATGAAAAAATTACAAAGGCCGAGTACGATGGTGCGTAACAAACAAGTTATCAGCATATATGAAGAATTAAAAAACTCAGAAAAATATTCAGATTTTTTCCATTTGCTTCCACGCTCTTTCATATACGATAAAATAAAGGAACAGACCGGGCTGTGTCACAAAACGATTGCTGACATATTAAATCATAGGGAAAAAACAGAATGATGTTTTGGAATGACTCTAAATTGAGAATTATTTGCAAAAATGTAGATGTGTTGACTATTTATGTGGATTAGAATTTATACATTTGTATCATCAAACAGATATCCAAATGAAAGAGAAAAAATCATATTCGCAAACATTCGTTGTAAAAAATACATCGACAGCCCTTGTTGATTTTTTCAACAAACTACGTGATCATAAAATGTCTAAAATTGAAGAATTGCGTAGCAAAAAAGATATCTATTTCCCTGCTTCTACTTCGAAATGATAATAACTTATCCAATAAGTGACAATTTCGGGAATGAATATCTTATCCGTATAGAAGATTGTCAAAATTTGCCTGATGAGATAATGAAAGAGTTGGGCAATATTAAAATATTGGACATTACTCTTGAGCGAATATCCGGCGAACAATATACAAATTCTGGCATATTGTCAAAAATATCCACGTTCATTGCCGGGGTGCTTCTTGACAATGAGAATGCAATGCTATATTTTTATTGCGATGATGTACATGATGTAAAGCGCAGGGACATGGAAATAACACCTCAAAAATTCAGAAGTGACCTTTTTTCTGCAATGTTCATAAGATATGTAAAAGCAAAATCATTGAAAGATATTGTAGATACTACCATAACGGCATACGCAGACCGGGACATATATATACATATTATTGCAAGGAGAAGGCATAAAAAACAAGTAGATGCTATACGTTCAAGCATTGAAAACCTTTCACATAAATAATATTTTCCTTGATTTAAATCAGAATGAATCTAAATTAAATGTAATCCCAATTATTTTATATGTTTTAACAAATAGGGTGGGGTATTTTTTGATTATATTTGCGGCAATTAACAATCAAAATTTATTTAGTATGAAAAAGATTATATCCATTTGTTGTGCTTGTTTGTTGTTTTCAAGCTGTGCGACCTTATTTACCGGATCCCGACAAGCCATAACTTTTGACGCAAAAATGCCAGAAGTAGGTATTTATAAAGATGGAGTAAAATTAGGGGAAACTAAAAATGATGGGACATTTACAACAAAGATCGGTAAAGAGCTATCATCAGTGAATATGATGGCTAAAAAAGAAGGATATAAAAATGAACCGTTCTTTCTAAACACAAGATTTAACGGTGTTTCTTGTATTAATCTTTTAAATATAATTGCTTGGGCTATAGATTTGGGCACAGGGAATGCTTGCAAATATGATAGAAATTATGTTGAAATAGAAATGGAAAAAGAATAAGCGCAACTACTCAATACACTCCTTCTGATTCTCCGGAAGGAGTTTTTTTTTGTTTAGTCCGTGGGCAAAGATTTATTATTGTGCGGACTGATTCATATCAAACTTTCTTTTTTATTGGAAATTTATTCTGTTTAAAGTCCTTAAACTTCTATTACATAGGAATGTAACTTTTTACAAAACAGTTGTTTATGTCGAATTTTGGGATATCCGGCAATGGTGCCGGAGTAATCAAAATTCTTTAACTATATGGAAATTATCGAAAAGAAAGTGTATGAGGAAGGCGGTGAAAATCGTCGCTCTACGAGAGAGCGGGCGAATGCAGGCCTTACATTGGGTATTATCGGTACTGTCCTCGGTGCTGCTGCTCTTTGGGGACGTAGTAATGGGATTGGTTCAATACTAGGCGGTGGAACCAGTTTTTCCGGAGGTGGTGGTACTCCTGCAAATGTTAACATTAATGCTTATGGCACAGGAACCGGAAGTGGTTGTGTGGCTCCTACTTCTTTCCAGGCATGGGAAAAAGGATGTGAGGATGCATTGGAATTAACCAACGCGATGTGGGGGCTTAAAGTTGGTTCAATGCAATCTATCGCCGATTCTCGTGAAACGGATATTGCTGAAAAATTCAGTCTATACAAGACCATGGTAGATGCCGATTTTGGTTTGTATAAGAATAACCGGGACAACATCGATGCTGTAAACAATCGTCTGAATTCTGAATTGTTCAGCTTGTACAAATACACCCGGGATAAAGATGATGAAACCCGCAAAGAATTATGTGACCTGAAAGCCCAAGTTGCAATCAGCAATGCAGTACGCCCTTATCAGGATAAATTGATTCAGTGTGAAATTGAAAAAGCATTCACAGCAGGAATCAATTATGTAGATCGAAAGACATGCAAAATGGTTGAAGGGGTTGTAGTAGTACCTACTGAACCTACCATTACAGGTATCGGAAGTTATTGCTGCTTTCGCAACCAGACCAGTGGAGGATCAACTCCAGCAGCCTAAAACTCTTACCAAAAAGAGAACTTATAAACGTAGAAAACAAAAAAACAAATAACCATGCCAGGAAATAACTTTTTCTTTAACGGAAACAGCGATCCTCTTTTAAGCCAATCTTCCTATAACATAGAAGAGCGATATCAGGAGATAGAGCGGATGCAAGCTGCTTTGGAGCAAAAGAAACAAGCGATGCAAAAAGCTAAAAACCAGATGATCCAGCAACCACAACAGAACCAGACGCCAATATGGGACGAAATTGAGAGTATTGTGTCAGGGATGACGGACAAGGAATTTGAAATTGTAACAAACAATGAAGAATTTATTGAAAGTCAGAATATGATAATGTCTATTCTTCAGACTAAATACATGCAAATGATGCGTCCAGTAGTAGAAGGCTCAAAGGAAGGCAAAGATGCGCTCGAAAACCATCTGACGCTAGTAAAAAGGCTGAGAAAATCTGCTGCTACTGAGGTTGACAAAGAGATTAATGATTTCCAGGAATATAAAGAAAAGTATTCCGACATCCCTTACGCTGAGTATCAAAAAATGAAACGTTCGAAAGGAGGCAAAAAATGAAAAAAGAGGATTTAAACCAATTTAAAGGTGAAATTAAAACTGCGATACAGTCGTGGGGAAATGGTAAAATAGATTCTCTTTTCCCGGATAAAGCACACACACGCACTTTTTTTAAAAATGGGCTAAGTAATTTACTGGCTCGGAAGGATGCACTTATTAATAAATGGCTTGATACCAGCTTTTTGTTTATTGCCAGTGAAGACGGGACGATCGACAGCGATGTTATGATTGATAATCTGGTGTCTTTATTTGAAGAAATGGACATCCGGGATTATCAATTTGGCATGGTTAAAGTTAAGGCAGGGAAAGGGCAGGCAATCATAGATATGCCTAATAATTTTCTGTTAGATATGTTTGTAGGTAGCTTAGGGAGTATCAAATTTACGTCGGAAGATCTCGGTGAATTGAAAGAACTCCTGAATTAATTAACTTTAAAATTATTGTATCATGAATGAAGAAATAAGAGAATTCTCAGAAGAATTGCAGGACTTCCTGAAAAAAGGACATAAACTGCTCAATAAAATGGGACAGGGAATGGGACAAAGAAACGGCAATCAAGGATATGGCCCAAATTATGGACAAGGCATGGGCCAAAATATGGGCCAAGGTGGTTATGGCGAAAATGTCGGACAATGGTTCCGGAATAATTTTGGCGGACAGGGATTTGATCCCCGGTTTATGTAATTATTAACTAAGAGGGGCATTTTGCCCCTCTATATTATACAAAAATATGTGTACACCAGCCTTAAGCAGTTATAACTATATACCCCGTGAAATGCAGGCATATCTCCGGAATTACGGATATTCCTTTTCAAAAAGGGCGTGTGAATATGCAGTAAAGCAAATGATGCGAAAAAACACCGCTACAGGGAAATTAGAAAGTATTGAGCCGTATTCGAAAGAAAAGGCCGAAGAATTATTATCGAAACACGGAATTAAACTTGAAAGGAACATAGGGTACAATTTCGTGTACGTCATAAATATGATTTATTCTGATCGTTGGAAATCGAGTATTGAGGATGAATTGCATCTATGTAAAGCCGTCAAGGATGAAATAGATGATGAAGATGCAGTGCCAGAAAGCATATTTAGGTGCTGGATGACAAAGCAGGAAGATAAAGGTATTCCCATCCCATGGGAGGATATGATATGATAAAACAACGGTTCCATATCTATGTTAAGGGCCAGAAATGGAACATAACCGCCTTTTATCCGGTCACAAGGTATCATGTTGAAGAAATAATAGATGCCTTGTACCAGATAAATTGTAATGAAGAAGATTTAAAAAAAGCATATATAAATATAACAAGCGATAATGTAAACAATGGACTTACATTTAGTAACTATTTTTACCGGGAATCGGTGATCATATTTGCTATTTCTATTAGTCCAGCAAAATATTTTAACCTAATCACACATGAATTACACCACCTGTCAGTTCATATCGCAGTAAGTAGCGGATTTAATCTACAAGGGGAGGAAGTTTGTTATATAAACGGAGATATTGCTGAAATGATGTTCCCAGTTGTAGTTTATTTATTATGCAAGGGATTTATTCGCAACTATGAAATAAAATACTATGTCCGATAAATTTGAAATATTGCTTGATATTGCCGACACAGCTTGCATAACATTTCTATGTGAAATGGCCTTACATGAATTAAGATGCTTGTAAAAGCTGAAAATATACGTCGTGAACATATCGGAAGGTGTGAGAGGGGAGTTGTGTCCCCTCTTTTTGTGATTAATTTTTATTAAAAAACTATGGCGGTAATTGTTTTTATTAGATAGTTTTACGACCTTTGTATAGTTGAGATTTATATTAAATGTCTATAAATGAGTAATATCATTAACATACCGAATGTGACCAGAGATGAAAGAATCGGAAGTGCTTTCAATTACTTATTTCGGGTGATACATCAGGTAGAAGCTATTAATAGCAATGATATTATTTGGGATTTTAAAGATTGCTCTTTTTTCCATCCATTTTTCTTATTCCCTCTTGCTTTATACAGAAGTAATTGTGAAAAGAAAATAATATGTATAAATATACCGCCATACCTTAGGGCTTATTTCAACTTAATTTATTTTGATGATTTATTATGCATTGATAAAGATGTGGATATTGAAGAAATCTTAAATGATTACATACAAAAAACCTATATACCAATATGTAAGTTTGATTTATGCGGCAGTAATATCGACGGATTGCAAACCACAATACAAAATATTATTGAAACACAGATTGGGGCGGATAAAAGAATAACAACGCCTTTGTCTTACTTTTTGGGGGAACTAATATGCAATATAAGCCAGCATTCCAAAAGTAAATTTGGGTACATATATTCACAGTATATACACCAGGAGAGATGTATTGATATATGTATAGCAGATTCAGGGATAACAGTGCTGGGTAGTTATATAAATACGTGCAAATATTTAGATATAATCGGGGATGATGACGCTATAGCCCTTAAAATGGCAAATGAAGGTTATTCAACCAAAGATTTGCCTGAAACAGAGAATCGAGGTTATGGAATATCATCCTCTAAGAATATGCTTGTAGATGGATTGGGTGGAGCCTTCTTTATGTTGTCAGGAGGCGGTTTTCATAGACACTCCGACCATAAGAGTTATTTTATTAAATTGCCGGATTCAATAAGCTGGAACGGAACAATTATTCTAATGAGAATACCGATAGATGTTCCAGCGGACTTTAAATACGAAAAATATATACAATAATTAAAAAATGGGAATCATGAAGAAGGAGATAATAAAAATATCAGCATTGATCAGCAGCGATGTGCGTTCCCGTTCTAATGCGGAAATAATAAGGAGCGCGATAGATGGTATATCAGACAAGGTTATCCTTGATTTTTCCGGTGTATCTTTTGTATCAAGATCTTTTACGGATGAATTATGCTCAATAGTAGAGCATTGTAAAAATATAACAATAGATATGGCCAATATGTCTGAAATAGTCAAGACGATGATAGAAGCTGTAAAAAAAGGCAGGGAAAATAGAAGAGTACGTATAAAAGATGATTCTGAAATAAAAGAATTTGATGACATGGAAAGTTTGTCAAAATTTTTGGAAGAATAGCGAGGTATAACCTCGCTATAATCTTATTTTCTTTATTTTCCCACATTTCTTGCATATAAGTATAAATTCTAAATGTGAAGGGATTTCCCTGCTAAATTCATCATAAACATCGCATTTCTGGTATGTTTTCCATTCATGTTTACATGCCCATTTTTCAAGAAGTTGAATTAGTAGTTTTTTCATATCAATTCGTTTAATTTTTTAAAACTCCACATCCGTGACATGTCCGGCAAGTATTAGACCAATCTGAATTTTGTCCTATGGTACCAGATGTATAAAAACCAGGAGTAACCTTGCCGGTCCCATGACAAACAGGACAGACAGAGTAAGATTGAAGGATTATACCTCTGTCTGGTTCAGGAGGATCTTTAAATTGAATATCTTCAATATCTACATTAAATAATCTTCCGTCAGAAATTTCCACTATAGCCTTACCATTTTCCGGGCAGATGGAATGTACATATACTTCGTCATCATCACGCAGAGCATGACATAGGTCTCCTTTTATTATTTTTGCTTTTCTCATGTTTCTATTATTGGTGTTTTAAATACTCAAACGGGATTACATTTGCAAAAAACATATCTCTTGGGTCGCCACAATATTCAACATCTACAATGTATCCGACGGCATATTTACCACTTTCTGTTTCATAGATTAACTTGTCCCCATTTTCGGGTTTATTTTGAAGCCAACCTCGAATACTGAATGTATTTTTATTAATCCGGCATATTTCGATGGAATTACCCCAAGTATGATGTTCCCATTTTTTGTATTCTGCCGGGTTCGGATTTATACGGTTCATTTTATTTAATAACCGTTTCTTTTTTAATGCTAAAAACAATTCTTTTATTCTCTCTTTCATGCTATTTTTTTTGTAAAATCCCACCAAAATAAACTTCCACAGTCAAGATATTTACAATTGTAGGCTACTAATCCTATATCAGTAGGATAGTACCTGTTTTGCTTGAATATTTCAAGTGAATCTATTTTGATTATACTCATTTCTTTTCCTCCTTTTCTTTGATAAGTTTTTCCTTCAAAATCACAGATCTCATTGCTCCGAATCTTGCAACTTGCAATTGCTCTTCTAGGGATAGTTTTCGGTACGGCCGCATTTCACGGATATGTACGTTTTTATCATATCCATGATGTCTGATTATTAAATCTTCATTGAATGTGATTATGCCGGAATATAATACATCTCTCTTTGATAGTTCACTACATACTTTGTCATATATCTTTTCAGGAACGCAGTAGTAGAAGTATTTTATAATTCCGGCCGATTCATGGTGATGCTTTTTCTTGAAGTCGGCAATAAAATCTGAGAAACTACGCTTTATCTCTATTTCCGTTAAGTATCCTGATTTTGATAAGACTAGCATATCACACTCATGCCCGATATGAAATTTACTTCCCCATCCATTTACATTGAAAGCGACGATATTTCGGATAAAATTAAAGCTATCGGATTTGGCCAATGCGACCTCTATTTCATATAAACTTCTTTCTGTATTCATCATTGCTTTTACTACCTTATTGAATGTTTGTATATTTATAGCATTTTATCGGATGAAACTTACCGTCTATTTCGTCTCCTACATTGATAACTTTCCGCATGCTATCTGTTTGAACAGATAAAAAACGAGAAATCAAATTATCAAACATATATATATTTTTACCGTCTGAAACTTGATTTATGCCTTTCCTGAAATAAACAATACGATGAGATTTGTTTGAGACAGCATATACAAATACAGGTTTGCCTATCCCATCCGTATTTTGAAGTTCTTTATGCTGCTTAAAACATATATGTTCTACTATTTTCTTGAAATTATCTTCACTTTCATCATGTGATTCCATTTTAATCGTCCTGAATTTGACATACACTTTACTCCCTCTTTCTGTGAGGTCCACTTTATCCATAATATCATGAACAAAAGGTATTTCATGGATTAGGATTATATAAACTTTCATATTATAGAAGTTTAGTATTTTTCTGGTGTTTGTTTTCTTTCAGGCTATTTTAAATGCTTCGTTGCGCATGTTATTTAAATTCATTTTCTCTTCTTTCCTAAAAGTTTGTTTTCAGCAAGATAACAAAGCATTTCATAAACAGCTTCCAGTAACGTATCACCAAGAGTTCTAGCTTTGTTTAACAATTCTCTACATTCTTTATTTTATAATTTCATACTCATCCGGGTGAAACATAAAACATGTTCCTAATCCCATTACATGTATACCAACCCGATATTCTCCATCATCTACACAAAACTTATCCTGAAACACTAATAGTCCTCCTTTGTGAAAATCAGGGTTGCATTTTACGTCGTCCTTTATTCTGACTTTTGTTCCTGCCGGATATTTATAAATATATCTGGGTCTGTCTTGTTTTCTTAATTCAATGTATTTATATCCACCTCCCCTGGGCTGGGGAAGTGGATAGTTTATTGATAAAACTTGGTCTTTCATAAATTTGGCTCTATAAATTCAATATTGTATTTTTCACAGTAGTATTCAAAAGGTTTTTGACTGAAAGGGAATATGGTCATTGGGCCTATAAAATATCCGTCACAGTGTGTCATTTCTTTATATTTCTTTTCTGCTGTTTTGCGTATTTTATGCTCAGTTCCATACCCTGATTTATGCAAGAAAAATACAGTTATTTTTTCTCCTTTATCAAGCAGCTCCTTGAGCCGCTTGTAGTCTTTACTAGTTTTGTTGGGGATCATGGTTGTTTGAACTTATTAATTTTAGAGAGGGGCATTACACCCCTCTGTTAGTTATACCAATTCTTTTTGTTTTAGAAATTTGTTTACAAAATAGATTTGCCCCTTCCCTGTCACATAAGTAGTAAACACTGTAAAAGGTGTTTCTCCCGGATTAGATATAGGCCTTTCAGATACCCAAAATAGGTCTCTTTCAGATGATGCCTGTGTGGGGGTATAGTAAGTAGCATACTTGTTTTTGGATTTACTCCAGCGTTTATGTCTTATCAGATATTTCTTTTCAACAAACCAATCATATAATCGTTGGGCCCCGATCGGAATCCCGTTTTGTGTGATAATTTTTGCAAGATCACGTACAAGTATGTTTGTATTACTTACTTTTACACTTTCCGTGAATACTACACACGGTTTTGTTTCTTCTATTATTTTAATTTTTTCAGCTTCGAGTTGTTTTAACTTTTCGTCTTTCTTCTTAATAGTTTCTTGTGCTACTAAAATGGCACGAGCCATAATAATTTCAGGTGTATCGTCTTCAGAAGATACTATATAACCTCCATTTTTACGAATAGATGGAAGCACTTCACTTGTTACCCATTTTTTGACTTTTTTTGCTTTTTCTATTTTTGAAGACAGAACAAGTGAATAAAAACCAGATTCTGTAATTACAACCATATTCCTGTTTTGGCTGCCGTCGTGAATGGCGACGGTAGCTTTATCTTCTTCATCAACATGGTTAGCAATTGCATCTCTTGGATTTGCATATCCGAGCATTGTTGCAACATCATTTGCAACAAATAAAGGCTCGTTATTTTCGTTTGCTACTGTACGGATTTCACCGAACTGTTCGTTTTTAAATATCTGAATATTATTTCCCATTGTTAATTCAATTTAGTTTTATCCAATATTACAAATCCCATATCGGGTGTTATGAGAATCCAATCGGGAATTATCCCCAAATTAGCAGCTAGAATTGATTGCTTCATGTCGGGATTTTTAGTGAACATATCTTTGATATTCCTATATCCATTACACCTTGCAAAATTGTCGTCAAATTTTATTCTGACAGAATTATCAAAATAATCATGACGAAAAGTACATGGTATCCCATTATACTTCTTTTGAACAATACGGTAATCAGCGTACTGTTCTATAATTTCATAATCATCCATGGTGGGTTATTTTTCTTCGGTTAATATCTGCTTCATTCTGTCAACGAGATACGACACTTTCGCATAGAACCGGCAAACACACCTCAAAGCGTATTCAAGATCCGGTTCATCATGATTAAATTCGACAAGGTTGGACACCTCGATAATTGCTTCGTCGCCTCTTAGTGTTGAAGAGATTTCCAATAGTTCTTCGACGTTGATTGAAGAGATAGTTACAGTAGTTTGAGCCGTTTCGTGGGCATAACGTGCTTCATCAATACCTTGTACCGATGTTAGCAAATTCTTTTCCGTGATAGACATTATCCCTAAGAATTTGATATGTTTGGATAGAAATAAAAAACGGTTCCATCCTTTCCCGCTGTCTATCACCTAAGAGGGCTGTGGGTGCATTAACACTCCACACGG